GTAAATATATAATTATAAAGAACTATGAAAAGAAATAGTTTAGAAATAGCCGACTTAAAGGCTCAATTAATTAAAAGAAACCTCGACATCTTGTCTTTGGCAAAACAAGAAGTTCGTGAGCTTTCAGAAGACGAAGAGAAAGAATTCAAATCAAATGAAGATGAAATCTCTAAGTTAGATGAAGAACAGAAAGAACTCGATGAAGAGTTAGAGAAAGAAGATGAAAAAGAGGAAAAATCAAATAAAAATATTATCGATAATACTATGGAAAAAAAGAGTTTCTCAATTGTTGAAGAAATTAGAAAAGCTCAAGAAACACATCAACCAATTATTCTTAACAGAAGTACAATGACTGTTGGAGCTGAAGGTGAAGATGTAGTAGCTACAGAGTTATGGGATGTTTGGGAACCACTTAGACAAGAAAATGTACTTGTTTCTGCTGGAGCTAAACTCTATAGTGGGCTTGTGGGAGATGTGCAAATCCCATTGTTCAGTAAAGGCAGTGTTGCTTGGAAAGGTGAAACTGCAGCTGCAGAAGATGGAAACGGAAGCTTCACTTCAGTAAGCTTATCACCAAAAAGAATAACGGGTAAATTCCCTATCTCATTACAATTCCTTGCACAGACAACCCCGGACGTGGAAGCAGCTATCAGAAATGATATTGCTCTTGCTTTCAGTGAAAAGATCGAAGAAACATTACTTGGTTCTGCTGCTGGTTCATCAACACAACCTGCTGGTCTTTTCTATGGTCTTTCACCTGTAACTGTAAACAACTACGGTCAGTTACTTGACATGGAAGCTGATGTTGAAGAAGATCACTACAAGAACTGCAAGTATGTTATCTCTCCTAAGACAAAAGCTGCTCTTAAGAACATGATAAAAGCCAACAACGCTACTGGAATGGTAATGGAAGGTGAATCTGTTGATGGTACTAAAGCATTCATTACAAGCAATGTTGCTTCTAAGAAAGGTCTTTACGGCGCATTTGATAATCTTGTAATTGGTATCTGGGACAACTTAAGAATTGATGTTGTTGCCGATAGTGCAACTCTTGCAAATGGTCAGGTAATGATTATTCTTAACGGTTTCGCTGATGCAAAACTTGTTAGAGATAATGCTCTTGTAGCTCTTGATACTACTGTTGTAGATCCAGAAGAACATTAATAAATAATCAGTGATGGGTGAATCCCATCCATCACTGATATTTTTACTTTTCTATCATATACTTTTATCAACGTGGGCTGAGAATAAGCTCAGCCCATTTTTAAAATAATTTAAAATCAATCCATGGAATATTTATTCTTAGACGAAATAAAGAAACACTTAAATATTGATGAAGCTTTTACTGATGATGATGAATATTTAGAGTCACTTGGTACTGCTTCAGAAGATGTTATAAGTAAATATATAGATTATCCATTACAGCAGCTTGAAGATAGTGATGGTGATATTCCAAGAGCATTAAAGTTTGCAATGCTTCTTTGGATTGGTACTATTTACAATGTTAGAGAATCTGTTTCAAATGTAAACATGAGTACTGTACCACATTCTCTTGAACTACTTTGTGACTTGTACAGAGACTATAAAATTAATAAGAACTTATAATGGCTTGGGCTGGAGTATTTAATGAAAAAGTTGAAATATATGACTTAGTTAAGAGTAAGAATGAGTATGGAATAATCACTGAAGAAAGAGAACTTACTTACACTACAAGAGCAAAAGTTGGTCATGTAAGTGGAAGTAGAAGTGTTATAAATTCAGAGATTACAACTCCGTATATTAAAAACTTTGTTCTTAGAATCTATGTTCCATTAAAAGATGATAGTTGGATTAAGTATGAAGATAAATATTACAGAGTTACCAGTATAAATAAAAACAAAGAATTACAACAGCAAGTTATTACAGGTGAAATAGTTGAAGAATAATATGAACTCAGGATTAGAAGTAAATGTAAATGAAATGTTTGATAAATTCAAACAATTGACAGCTAAAGAAATGGACTCAGCTATTAAAAAAGCAATGAGAAGTGCTGCAAATGAAATAAAGAATCAAACACTTTCAAATGCAAGAGCTGGAATAAAAACTTATAATAATCATCCAGACGATCCATACAATGGAGACTCTATTCTTGATGCTGTAAAAGTTACAAAGATTGAAGATAGATATGATGGTGAATTGAGCATGAAAGTACATGTAATGGGTACAACTAAGTCTGATTCACAAACTTATAGATTTAGATTTTTAGAAGGTGGTACAAGAGATAGATATGCAAAGACTTATAAAGGACAATATTTACAAAAACAGAAGTATTTAGGTAGAATTACGCCAAGAAAATGGTTTGATACAGCTAGAAGAGCAGTTAATGTTGAAAATATCTATCTAGAAACTATTTCAAACGCAATAGATAAAATTAATAATGAAAGTATATGAGACAACATAGTATAAAAACCAGTTACTTAATACATAAGACATTAGTAAGTGATAATGACTTACTTGAATTAGTTCCAGAAGAAAATATTCAGTTATTATTCGCTCAAGAAGGAACAACTTTTCCACATGTTCTTATTACAAGAACTGGTATAAGAAGTGAAAGAGGAAACAAAGATTTTATTGGAGACATTGTTAATTTCAATATACTTGTGGTTTCAGACAAATATGAAGTTGGTGCTGATATAGCAGATACAATTAGATTTGATATTGAGAACCATATACTTCAAGACTCTGAAATAGATATAAGATTAGAAAATATTATTCTTACAGGAGCAAGTGAAAGAATGAGTTATGATGCTTTTATTCAAGAAATGAATTTTAGTGCTGAAGTAATTAAACCATAACTGATTAACAATTACTACTTTAGAACAATAAATAAACTTTTATAAATATATATATTTAATAAAATTATGGCAAGAACTAGAATTGAAGGACATGATATAATGTTATTCAACGAAGAAGGAAAGTCATTTGCTTTTGGTACAAATAGTACGCTTTCAATTGAAACAGAAATGCAGGAAGTATCCGATAAAGACTCTTCAGTATATGGAACTCAAGAACCTGGTAAGATGAATTGGAATATTACATCAGATCATACATTTGATATTAGTACTTTCTATTCTTTATTTGATTGGCAGAATGATCAGTCCAAGAAAATGGTATGGTACGGCTTAAGAAGTGGTTACAAAGGTGATCCACATGTAACTTGGGATCCTGCTTCAGAAGTTAATGATGGTACTGATGGATACAGAGAGATTGATACTTACTCATACGCACTTTGTGGATATGTGTATCTTCAATCACTTTCACAAACAGCATCAAATGGTGATAAAGCAAACTACTCTATCACATTACAAGGTGCTGGTCCACTTGAGAAAAAATACTTTGCTTAATTGATTAGTTTGGC